ACTTCAGGCAGCGGCCCACGGGCCGCCGCCTGAGCGGCTGCTGTGCGTCTCTTCTTCATCGGCATATCCATGATCGTCAGTCCTCATGATATGCCCCGCACACAAAATCACGGATAAGCCCGCCTGCATCCTCTTTCAGCCAGTCCTGGAAGTGCTCGTGATTGCAACCGGCGACCATGACCCTCGTGTTGGCGCACTCTGCTAAATCGGCCATCTCCCGCAGCAGTCTTGAAAAATCCTGCAGAGTCGCCGCTGCTATAACCATCGCCTCCGCGGCATGGGCATCTTCCGATAGCTTCCGGTAGAAGGAGCCATCTTTCCCCGCCAGTAATGCCGCTAAACGCCATTGCCTGCCCACTCGTTCCTGACTTCCTACAAGATCCGCCAGCGGGTTGACATCTTGCGGGCTGATCGCTGGTTTGCAACTTAGAACCTGCTCAAAGATGGCATCAGCCTCTTGATCCGTTAAATTCACGTTAGTCATGATTCACCTTTCTAGTAGGTGGTTGTGGTCAGGCGGCCTTGGTGCTGCAACACCTTGGCCGCCGCTTTGCCTGAACCCGTCGGGCGGCGGTCTTACTAATCGAAACGACGGATGCGCCGGCCTTCAGCTTGTCCAGATGATCGGCCCAAGCCTGCATCATTGCCTTGCGCTCCTTGATGAACTTCGTGCGGTTGTAGGAAGTCCCCGGCGCATCCGGCACAGCGTGCGCAAGCTGGTGCTCGATGACCTCGGCCGGATAGTGCAATTGCTCGGCCAACAGCGTACGCGCCGTGGCGCGAAAGCCGTGGATGGTCATCGTCTCCTTGTCGTAGCCCAGCCGGCGCAAGGCAGCCAGCAGGCCCTCTTTGGTCATTGGCCGCTTGGGGCTGCGCTGGCCAGGAAAGACATGCTCCATGCCCCCGGTGTACTGCTGTAGGTCGGTCAGAATGGCGACGGCTTGGCGGGCCAGCGGCACCAGATGCTCGGTGCCGGTCTTGCTGGTGGTGTATCGCCATTCGGCCTTGTCCAGGTTAATGTCTTGCCACCGTGCGCCGCACAGTTCACCAGGGCGTACAAAGACCAGGGGTGCCAGTTGCAAGGCGGCGCGGGTGCCGATGCCGCCCTTGTAGGCGTCGATGGCGCGCAGCAGTTCGCCCAGCTCGGCAGAGTCGATGATCGCGGCGAAGTTGGTGCCCCGGTAGACCTTCAGCGCCCCCCGCAGGTCAGGGCACGGGTCGCGTTCGGCCCGGCCGGTGGCGATGGCGTAGCGCATGACCTGAGAAATATTGGTCTTGGCTCGGTGGGCGGTCTCGATAACGCCGCGCTTTTCAATGCGGCGCAGAACGTCCAGCACCAAAGGCGCGGTAATTTCGGAAACGGGTGTTCCTCCGATCCACGGGAATATGTCCTTCTCCAGGCGGGCAATGATCTTGTCGGCGTGGCCGTCGGCCTTGTCGGCCTTCCAGACCTCGAACCATTCCCGCGCCACCGTCTCGAAGCTGTTCGACGCCCGTCCGGCCCGTGCCGCCTTCTGTGCCTTGCGGGCTGCGCTTGGATCAACCCCGTTCGCCACCATCCGGCGTGCCTCGTCGCGGCGCTGGCGGGCTTCTTTCAGGGTGATAGTCGGGTAAACGCCCAGACTGACCATTTTTGCCTGACCATCGAACCGGTAGCGAAATCGCCACCCTCGGCTACCGGTAGGGGTGATTTCGAGGTACAGGCCGTCGCCATCAGACAGCCGTTGGAGCTTGTCGACGGGCTTGGTGGCTTGGATCGCGGCATTGGTGAGCATGTGAGTAGTTGAGTGTGAGTAGTGGTGAACTACTCACAAAACTACTCGCACATAGAGCCGGTAGTCAACGGACGAATACGGACATTGACAGACGAAAAAAAAAAGCCGGGAACCCTTGAATTTATTGGGTTTCCCGGCTTTCTGTGTACTTCAGCGGGTGTGTAAGTGGTGGCGGAATACGGAACCGAACCCGCGCCCGCATATGAGGTTCTTTAGAAAAGCACTGATCTTGAGGGTGCTCGCCTCTATCAAATGGCCGTTTTGCATCGTGGGAACCCCCTGTTGGGCCAGCCTGCCGTTGCAATAGTCCCAAAATGGGACTAAACTCCGACCAATGCGAGTGATTGCTGTGTCCACCCTTCGAGCCTTCTGGGAGCGCCATCCCGACGCCGAGCAGCCGCTGAAGGCTTGGTACGAAGAAGCCGCGAGTGCGACTTGGTCTCAGCCCGCAGACATCAAGTCGCAGTACCGCAGCGCCAGCGTGCTGAAGAACCGTCGCGTGGTCTTCAACATCAAAGGCAATGACTACCGGCTGATCGTGGCGATTGCATACAAGTTGCAGATCGTCTACGTGAAGTTCGTCGGCACCCACAAGGAGTACGACGCCGTCGACGCAGAAACCGTTGAAATGGCCTGACCGGCCACGGAGGAAAACATGGAGATCCGCCCCATCCACACCGAAGCAGACTACAAGGCCACGCTCAAAGAGATTTCGGCCTTGATGGAATCCGACCCTGATCTGGGCACGCCGGAGGGTGATCGCCTGGATATCCTCGCCACGCTGGTGCAAGCCTACGAGGCCAAGCACGTGCCCATCACCGCGCCTGATCCGGTGGAAGCCATCAAATTCCGGATGGATCAGAGCGGTCTGTCCGTCAAAGATCTTGAGCCGATCATCGGCAAAAGCAACCGCGTCTACGAAGTCCTGAGCCGCAAGCGCCCGCTGACGCTGGCCATGATCCGACGACTGCACAAGAGCCTGGGCATCCCGGCCGATGTGCTGATTGCGGAAACGGCCGCAGGGTGATCATCAAGCACTGAGCTTGGCTTCCACGGTGAACAGCGTTGTCATGGGGTCATCTGCTGAGGAGAAGAAAATGCACTACCCCGTGATGACTGAACGGCAACTTGCCTTCCGCTGGAAGATCAGCCTGAAAACCCTGCGGCGCTGGCGCCTCGATGGCGAGGGGCCCGTCTGGCACAAGTTGTTTCAACACGTCCGTTACCACGAGGCAGACGTTCTCGAGTTCGAACGCCAGAGCGCACAGCACTGGACAGCGATCCTTGGCGATGGTGAGCGTGTCCCGCGCGCTGTGACCCATCCACCGAAGGCCGAAGGCGACCCTCAACCTTCCGATGCCGCCGAGCCCGAGCTGCAGTACATCAGTGCCAAGGAGATCGTCGAGGCGACGAGCCTACCTGCGCACCTGTTCACCGACCGAATCGAACGAGAGCGCAAGCGCATCCCGCATCTGCTGCTGGTCAGGAACCTGCGTTTTTCGCTGGAGGCCATCCTGCAATGGGAACTGGCGAACAGCGTTCGAGGTGGTGTACAGGAACCTGTGACGCAAATCGCCGAGCCAGTGCCTCAACCGGACGCCCCGGCCCGTGTACCGCGCTGGCATGAACTCGTGAGGGAGCAGGATGGAGAACAGTGCGATTCCGTTCGCTAGCCTGAACAGATGTCCCCTCTTTTGCCCCAAAGTCCACCGTTTCGGCCATTTGTCCCTTGAAGGCGGAACACGGAACCGAACCCGCGTCCGCACTCCGAACCAGATAGTAATGCCTTGGCCTTGAGGGCGTGGATTCGACGATTTGGCCATATCCAGATGGCCGCGACCGCGTGACTGATCCTCACGATTCTCAACTACGAGCGCAGCTCCGGCTGGTCAGAGTCGCGGTTCTATGGGAGAATCTGCAAGACTTGGCAATCAAAATTCAACGTCTGCATAGGAACGGCAATGGCAGAGCCTGATGGCGACATCCTGACTTTGGACGAGGTCGCGGCCTACCTGAAGGCGGGCAAGCGCACGATCTATCGGCTCGCAGCAAGCGGGGAGATCCCTGCTTTCAAGCTCGGCGGAACTTGGCGGTTCTCGCGCAGCGACATCGAGAGCTGGATCAAGGAGCAATCGGCGGGCAGTCCCGAACGCGCCGCGAGCAAGGCATCGAACAAGGGGGATCGGAAGTAATGCTTGGACTGACGCTACGAGAAGAATTCCGGGGCAAGCGCCTCAAGGGCACAGCCATCGAGCTGTCCAACGACCAGAACACAGGCGCGACCCAGATCGCGGCACAGCAGTTCCTGGAGATCACTTATCCCACACACGACCTGCTGAAAGGCATCGAGGCCGTCGGCCCCAGCCAGGGACGCCCCGTGGTCGTGATCGGCGAACGCGGCCTCGGTAAGTCGCACTTGATGGCCGCGCTGTACCACGCAGTCACCGACCCAATCTCGACAGGCTCGTGGCTCAATGCCTGGGCAACCACGTTGGCCGACGCCAGCATCGGCAAGATCGCCCTGCGAGACGGGATGCACGTCATCGGCGAAAGCCTGCATCGCCACCGCTACAAGTTCCTGTGGGACGTTCTATTCGAGAACCATCCCCACGGCACCTTCATTAAGGGCAAGTGGGAAGGCCAAGGTGCGTCCAAAACGGAAATCCCTTCTGACAAGCTCATCATCGAGCTGCTTGAGAACAAACCGACGATGCTGCTGCTGGATGAGTTCCAGACGTGGTACGACGGCCTCACCAACACCAAGCAGTACCCGTGGAAAAACTGGGCGTTCAACTTCATCCAGATTCTTTCGGAGATCGCCAAGGAGCGCCCCGACCTGCTGGTGCTGGTGATCTCGGTGCGCAACGGCGGCAGCGACGCCTACCAGCAGGTGCATCGCGTCAACCCAGTCGCCATCGACTTCAAGGCGGGCGGCAGCGCCGAGCGCATCCAACTGGATCGCCGCCGGATGCTGTTGCACCGCCTGTTCGACAACCGCCTGCAGATTGCCAGCGGCACCATCGAATCGCTGGTCGCGCAGCACGTCGCCGAATCCTTCCGCCTGCTCGACGTGCCGTCCGCCGAGCAGGAACGCAAGCGCCGGGAATTCACCGAATCGTGGCCCTACGCGCCGCACCTGCTGCGCCTGCTCGAAGAGCAGGTGCTCATCGCCACCGACGCGCAGGAAACGCGCGATCTGATCCGCATCCTCGCCAACCTCTACAAGAGCCGTGGCGAGGCCGTGCCCGTGCTCACCGCCGCCGACTTCCGGCTGGACGACGACACCTCGGGCATCGGCGCGTTGCTCGAAGCCGTCGCCAACCAGCACCACCGCACGCTGCGCGAGAAGGCGCAGCAGAACATCATCTCGGTGCAGGAGGCGCGGCACGACCACGCCAGCGTTGCGCCACACCTGCAGGAAATCATCGGCGCACTGTGGCTGCGCTCGATTGCCGTGGGCAACCTCGCCGGAGCCGATCCCGCCACACTGCAATTGGACATCACCCGTGGCAAGCCGGTAGATGACAACGCCTTCCAGGTCGAGCTGGCCACCATCGTCGAGAACAGCTTCAACATCCATCAGGAAGGCACCAAGCTGCTGTTCCGCGAGGAAGAGAATCCTCGCGCCAAGCTCATGGCCTACGCGCGCAACGACAAGCTGTTCGCTGACGGTGCCGATCAGGCGCAGCTCGCCAAGCAGGTGCGATACGTCATCGGCGGTAGCGACGAGGTCGCCAAGACTTTCCGCGTGATCGCCCTGCCGAAGTCGTGGGTGAATGATCCGTGGACGGCCCTTGATGAGGCAGAGCAACCCGACAAATGGGATGACCGTCTGCCCATACTCGTGCTACCAGAGGAAGCCGACAAGCTCGACGCCACGCTTGGCCGCTGGCTCAAAGACCAGCTGCAGAAGCGCCGCAACACCGTGCGCTTCCTACTGCCGCGCGCGGGCAGCACCAATGCATTCATGGATCGTGACTTGCTCATCCTCGCCCGCGCGGAGATGAAGGCGCAGGAGTGGGGCAGCCAGAACCCCGAATACAAGAAGCTGCACAAGGAGTTCGAGAACACCCTGCGCGACAACCTGAAGAAGCGCTTTGACCGCTTCGCCGTGCTTCAACGTTGGAACTTCGCCGATCCGGCGCAATGCAAGTTCAGTGTTGAACGTCTCGACAAGCAGGGCTCGCAGATTCCCGAGGCCATCGAGGAGGCGTTGATCGGCGACCTGTTCGTGCCAGAAGACTTTGAGGATCTGGTGCTCGAATACGCCAGCAACAACGAATCGGTCGGCAAGCTGCTGCGCGAGCTGCAAGAGCCGCGCCCTGCTGGGCAGGACTGCATTCCCTGGCTGGGCGAAACGGCCATGAAGGAACGCCTGCTGCGTCTGTGCGCCAAGGGCAAGGTCGCCATCAACGTGCGTGGTATGGAGTACCTGCAAACGAATCCGGGCGAGGACGAAGACACCGCTTGGAAGCGACTGCGCCCCAAGCTGTCGCTCACGGGCCGCCATCTCGACGACGTGTTCGTGATGCTGCCCTCGGCAGTGCCCGCAACAGGAGGCTCCACACCGCCCGCGCCGCCGCCAAGCGGTGTCCCGCCAGTTGGTGGCGCGGCCCCTACGCCGGGCGTGGCTGAGCCAACCCCGGGCGGTTCGCCCACACCCACGCCCCCCCCCACGCCGGGTGGCATCTTCGGCGGCGACGGCGGCACCACTAAGCCGCGCACGCCGCTGTCGAACCCCGCCACGTCGCCGCTTAACTTGATCGGCAAGATTGAGGGCTGGGGCATTGGCCCGGCCACCAAGGTCGCGGAGGTGTCCATCAAGGTGTCCGCCGCCACCGGTGCACAGCTCAAGGAACTGCTCAAGAAGCTCCCCGAAGGGATGACCTTCGAGCTGAATCTTGAGAAGGAGGACGACTGATGGCCCTGACTGCCAGCGCCTTGCAGGCCCTAACCCAAGGCTCCGACGCCGATGCTTGGCGCGTCATCGTCGATCAGGCTATTGAGATCGCCAGAAAGCCGCTGGCCGCAGGCAATGCGCCCAGCGAGGTCGTGCGGCGCGACCGCGAAATCGGCGCACTGGATCTGTTTCTCTCCTCCAGCGGCTGGGACTTGTGGCCAGCCTTCGGCGACAGTGTGGAGCGCACCTCGGATCGCTTGACGCGCTGGTGGGCCGAGCCATTTAGCGCCAAGGCGGTGCTGATCCTCGACGGCCTTTCCCTGCGCGAGCTGCCGTGGCTGTTGCAGGGGGCAAAGGAGCGGGGCTTCACCACGCACGAGGTCGCTGCCTGCGCCTCCGAGCTGCCCGGCGAAACCGATGAATTCGCCCGCGCGCTCGGCTTTGCCAGCCGCAGCAAGCTCCAGAACAATGGCGGCGGTCTTGTGCACAAGCTGCAAGCCGCCAGCACCGAAACCGTGGACTTGCCGTGGAAGGACTGCGAAGCGCTGATCAACAGCGCGCCAAACCAAATCTTCTGGCACCACTGGCCGGACGCCAAGCTCCACGACGGCTCCGGCGCAGGCCAGGGGCTGGAGCCGCTGACCAAGGACGTGGTCGATCAGCTGACCAGCGATGACTTTTGGGCCTTTGTCGAGCGTCTCGCCACAGGGCGGCGGCTGGTCATCACCTCGGATCACGGCTATGCGGCCACCGGCTACTTCCCGGATGCCGATGGCGAGGTCGGCCAGTACCTCAAGCAGACGTTTGGAAGCTCGCGCAGCAAGGCGGGAACCGGAGACACCGGCCCCTTCGTGCCGCCCGTGGCATTGCAGATCAACAGCCCCCACGGCGCGCACCTGTTGGCCCTGGGCCGCAGGAAATGGCGCAGCCAGGGCGGCTACCCGACGCTAACGCATGGGGGACTTTCGCTGCTGGAAGTGTTGTCGCCCTTCGTCGAGCTGACCAAGTAAGGATTTCGCCTGATGGCCACCAAAAAAGAACTACTCCAACAGCAAGTTGCCAAGGCCGTCGGCGCTGGCAAGGCTGTCGCACTCGAAACGGTCGACTTCAGCGACCCGAACCGCCCCAAGACCTGTCTTGAGGTGGACTTCCCCATCCTGCCCGTCAATCAAGTGGCGATCATCGAAGGCAACGCGGGCAAGCCGATCTACCAGATGTCAAAGTGGTGGGCGCGGCGGCGTTCCAGCGTGTTCCGCTCGATGTTGATCGCTGCGGCGACCAAAGCACCGGACGACCCGTCACACGCGGCCAAATTGGTCTGGGATAACTATTACGCCAACCACCAGAAGAAGGGTGCTTTCAAACACCTGAAGGTGGCGGACATCTTCATGGGCGGTGGCACCACGCTGGTGGAAGGCTCGCGTCTTGGGATGCAGATGGTCGGCAACGACCTCAACCCCGTCGCGTGGTTCGTGGTCAAGCAGGAACTCGCCAATGTCGATCTAGAGGAAGTGAAGAAGCTCCTCGCCGACATCGAGGCCGAGGTCAAGCCGCAGATCATGCCGTACTACTTCTGCGACGGCCCGGAAGGTGAAAAGGGAACGTGGACGCACCTGCCGACCAAAAAGGTGATGCCTACCGATTTCGACCCGCTCGCCATTCCGCGCGAGCAGCGCAAGGACTACAAGTACGAAGGCCCGGAGATCATCTACACCTTCTGGGCCAAGCACGGCCCCTGTCAGGTGACGGGCTGCGGCCACCGCACGCCGATCATGACCAGCCCCGTGATGGCGGTGAAGACGCTCACCGTCAAGCACTGGGCGCACACCTGCGGCAAGTGTGGGGAAGCCTTCGACGTCGAGGAAGAAGCCGCGCGTATGGCACCCGATGCGCCGTTCTACGTCGCGCCCACGGAAGCGCCTTACTCTGTGCTCGACCGTAAGAAGGGCGTCATCTGCCCGCACTGCGGCCATACCGCGATGGTGAACCTCGGTAAGGGCAAGAACAAAAAGGTGGAACTGAGCCTACTGGTACATCCGCAATGGCTGGCTGGCGAAGCCAAGCAGGATGCAAACGGGCAGCCATACGGCGGTTCGGCGCAAGACGATGTGGCCGCAACCACGCGGTGGGATGCAGCACGCGCCGCGAAGATCCGCTTGCTGGAGGTGCGCGGCGCGCTGCCGAATGAGGTGACCGACCCAGAGACGGGCGTTACCTTTGCGCCCGAGAAAGGCACGGTACCTAAACGCTCCAACTTCGCCTGTGCTGCCTGCGGCACGGTTCAGGACGTGATGAATTCGATCAAGGGAACGCACAAGAGTAGCCAGGTCGCTGGCTATGCCGTGCAAGGGTATTCATCGAAGCGGGATGACGCCGGAGCTGCATATGGAGGCAGGTTCTTTGCTGCCTTCGATAGCAATATTGCCCGCAGCTACGACGCGGCAATGGCGGAATGGGATGAAAGAAAAGATGGCGACTTGAAGGATTACTGGCCGCGCTCTGAGATTCCGTTTGGTTTCATGACATCAATGGCCAACAGCGAGCTCCGTGAGAACTACGGGTTCACGCACTGGTGGACGATGTTTAATCCACGGCAGCTACTCGTTCACGCATCGCTTTTGAAAGCCATCGTTACCGTAGGGGACTACGATTGGAAGGTTCGAGAATATGTGCTCGGAGCATTCCAGAACTTTCTGCGAAACCAGAACCTGTTTGCGTTCTGGCACATGAAGCTCGACAAATTGGCTCCCGCAATGTCGAACAGCAACTTCCACCCGAAGAACAACGTGGTGGAGGTGGGCGTTTTCCCACCGATGGGCTACGGACCTTGGTCGTCTACGGTGGAGGTACTCTTCAAGGGCGGCGAATGGGCTTCAACACCGTGGGAAGCGGTGAGCGCGGAACATTTGAAGCGTCACGCCCCGGCAGTTGCGAATGAAATCTCGGGGAAAAGTGAGAAGATCTCCATCGGCGACCCGCTATTGGGCGCAGAAACCTATTGCGGATCTTCCACAGATCTTTCGCATATCCCCACGTCTAGCCTAGATCTAGTCATCACCGATCCGCCCTTCGGTGGCCTGTTGCACTACTCGGAGCTGGCTGACTTCTTCTACGTCTGGTTGCGCTTGGCGCTCAAGGGCAAGTATCCGCAGATTTTCGGCGGTGAATACACCCCAAAATCTCTGGAAGCCGTGGCTAACAAGGCGCGTGAGCCTGAAGACCCGGACGGCTTCTATCAGCGCCTACTCACCCAGTGCTGGCGCGAGGCGCATCGCGCGCTCAAGCCCAGCGGCATTCTGGCCTTCACTTTCCATCACAGCGAGGACGAGCCGTGGGTGGCGGTGCTGGAATCGCTGTTCAATGCGGGTTACTACCTTGAGGCGACCTACCCGATCCGCTCCGATGAAACCAAGGGCGAAGGCGAGTTCGGCTCCAAGACCATCGAATACGACATCATCCACGTCTGCCGTAAGCGCACCGAAGAACCGAAGCCCGTGAGCTGGGGCCGGATGCGCCGCGAGGTGATGGCCGATGTACGCCAGTTGCAGGCGATGTTGGAGAACCACGCCAAGGAAGGTCTGCCCGCCGCGGACATCCAGGTGATCCGGCGCGGCAAGGCGCTGGAATACTTCTCGCGCCACTACGGCAAGGTCTACGTGGACGAAGGCCGCACCATCTCCGTGCGTGACGCGCTGGTGGGCATCAACCAGCTCATCGACGAAGACGCCGACAAGGGCAAGGAAGCACCGCCGGTCAACGCTGAGCCGATCACGCGGCAGTTCCTGCGCACCTTCGGCAACGCGCCTGAGCTCAAGCGCGACCAGTTGCAGAAGTTTCTTAAAGGCTCGATCACCACGCCGGACGAATTCGTTCAGCGTGGCTGGTGCACCGAGAAGAACAAGGTGTTCACACGCACGAGTGCGCTGGACTTCGCCCGCGAATGGTCGGGCAAACATCGCCGCAAGCTGACGTCCGACCTGGATCAGGCGCTGGTGCTGATCGGCGCGTGCTTTGACGGGAGCGGCATCAATGCCTCGGACACGCTGAAGAACGACAACTTCAAGCCGCACGTCGCGCTCAAGCCTTTGTTGGAATGGCTGCACCGTAACGGCCCGGATCAGACCACCCGCAACGCAGCCTCGCGCGCGGTGTCCATCTACAACGCATGGCACGCCAGCCAGGCACCCCAACCCGCGCAGGGTTCCTTGTTCGATGACGATGGGGAGTACGAACAATGAGACAACTGCGCGACCCGGTCTGGCAGGTGCGAGGCACCAGTTGGGTGTGGGACGAAGAGGCCCGCAACCAGATCTGCGCAGCCAGCGAGGTGTGGAGCCTGCGCCAGTTTCTCCGTGCGAAGGGAAACTGGCCGGACGATCTGCCCAGCAATGGCGGCAGGACGCTGGTGGTGGCCGGGCTGGATGGCAGCCTCGACCTGCTGACGCCGGGCGATGCCGAAGCGTGGCTGGGCGATGCGATCAAACCCGCCATCCTGTCGTTTCAGGATGAATGGGGAAGCGATGGCGCGCTGGTGTTCTGGCTGCCCGGCGGCCAAAACCGCGTCAGAGCGCACCCAGCCACTGATGAGGTGGGTTGGCTGTGTCACGCACCTCACGGGCACCAGATCGACCTCGGTCGCATCCTGTGGGGCCAAGCTAACGAGTACCCGCAGGAAATCCTGCTGCGTGAGGGTGCCAAGCCCGCTGGCCTGTTCCACCTGCGGATTACCTGAGGGCGACGCGTGACGGCAGAGATTCAGTTCCAACCCGGCGAGCGCATCACCCACCACGAGTACGGCCAGGGGGTCGTCCTCGACCCGGCGCGTGACGGCTATTTGCGCGCGTTCTTCGGTGTCGGCGAGAGGCGGGTGCCGGTTGGATCGCTGCGGCGCGAACTCACGCGCACCGAGCGCATCCTGCGCGCCGTCGATGGCGGCACAGAGCGGTCGCGCAAGGCGTGGCTGTCCTACGAGGCACACGCGCTGCCAGTGATGGAAAGCGCCTCGGCGCTGACTTCAGCCAAGATCGATCTGCTGCCGCATCAGGTGGTGCTGACGCACCGCATCGCCACAGCGTCTCCCCGGCGCTACCTGATCGCCGACGAGGTCGGCCTGGGCAAGACCATAGAAACCGCGCTGATCCTGCGCGAGCTGGCCAGCAGGGGCGAATTGACCCGCGCCTTGATGGTGGTGCCTGCGGGCCTCGTGAACAACTGGCACCGGGAGCTTAACGAGGTGTTCAACCTCGATTTCGAGGTGTTCGGCTCCGAGGGTGACATCACCGACCGCAAGACCAATGCCTTCGCCAAGCACGACCGGCTGATCGCCAGCATCGACACCTTGAAGCGCCCGGCGCGCATCAAACGCCTGCTGGACGCACCGCGCTGGGATCTGGTGGTGTTCGACGAAGCGCATCACCTGACGGCCTACAAGACTGGCGGCAAGGTGCGCAAGACCGAGAACTACAAGCTGGCCGAGGCGCTGAAGGATCACTCCCGCGACCTCGTGCTGCTGTCGGCCACGCCGCACCAGGGCAATCACTTTCAGTTCTGGATGTTGGCGCAACTGCTGAACCCGACGCTGTTCCGCAGCCCCGAGGAGATGTTGGAGGAGCGGCACCGGCTCAACACGGTGATGTTCCGCCGCACCAAGGCAGATGCCTGTCAGCCCGATGGCTCGCCGCTGTTCGCGCGGCGCTGGGTTCACACCGAATCCTTCGTGATGAACCATGCCGAGCGCCTGTTCTACGAGAAGCTGCGCGAGTACCTCGAGGACGGCTTCGACCTTGCGCGCCGCCAGGGTAACCAAGGCCGCGCGCTGGGCTTCCTGATGGCGATCTTCCAGAAGATCGCGGCGTCGAGCTTTGCAGCCGTGCGCCGCACGCTCAAGCGCCGACTCCTGATGCTGACGCTGCACGAGGCGCTTCTGCGCGACAAGGAGCTGGACATCGAAGGCCGCGAGCGCCTGACCGAAGAGGCGCGCGAACTGATCCACGAGGAGTTCGCCCTGCCGCGCGACAGCATCGGACGCAGCGAGGTAGACCGTGTGCTGGCTGATCTCAAGTACCGGCTGGTCAAGAAACTGGATGAAGAAGCGCTGGAGATGGCCTCTGACCCATATGGCAGCGAGTATTCGGCCTCGCACGCGGAAGAAGCCGCGTCGGCGGTGGTGAACCTGCACCTTCCGGAGGAACGCCTGCGCATCGGCGACCTGCTGCGCGTGTTTCCGGCAGAGCGGGAAACCAAGATGCAAAAGCTGCTCGACGGCTTGGGCACTCTGTGGCGGCAAAACCCGAACGAGAAGATCGTGATCTTCGCCACCTACCTCGGCACGGTGGACATGATTGCCCGCGAGATCGAGCAGACCTTCCCCGGTCAGGGCGTCGCCGTGCTGCGCGGCGGCGACCACGGTGCGAAGGTGGCGGCGGAGCGGCGTTTCCGCCTGAAGGACGGCCCGCGCGTGCTGGTCTGCACGGCGGCCGGGCGCGAAGGTATCAACCTGCAGTTCGCGCGCATCCTGTTCAACTTCGACCTTCCGTGGAACCCGATGGATATGGAGCAGCGCATCGGGCGCATCCATCGCTACGGCCAAAGCCACACCGCGCAGGTCTACAACCTCGTGCTGTCGGACACCATCGAAGGCCGCATATTCCTGCTGCTCGACGAGAAGCTGACCGAGATCGCGCGCACGGTCGGCAAGGTGGATGAACAGGGCAACGTGGCCGAAGACCTGCGCGCGCAGATTCTTGGGCAGTTGTCGGAACGATTGAATTACGACCGCCTGTATCAGGAGGCGCTGTCCGACCCGGAGCTGAAGCGCACGCAGGTGGAGCTGGAGGCGGCGCTGTCGAACTCCCGCGAGGCACGGCAGGTGGTGTTCGACCTGTTCCAAGACCTCGACGGCTTCAGCCTCGACGACTACAAGCCCTTCTCGGACGTATCGTCCAGCTTGGATCGGCTGGTGCGCTTCCTCTCAGCGGCGGTCGCGGATCGCCAACAGAAGCTGGTCAAGGTGGACGACGCAACCTACGACCTCGTCACCGTCGAAGGCACGCACCGCGCCCGCTTCACCCTGAGCCGCGAAGCCGCGACCAATCAGGACGATCTGCAGCTGATGGGCTTGGATCACCCCTTGGTGCAGGACGAGTTGGGCCGCTGGCGCAGCGTGCCGCCGGAGGAAGTCGGGATCGCCGTGTCCGGCGACGTGGACGAGCCGGTGCTGTTGTCGCTCTGGATGGTCGAGGCGTCGGTCGGCAACGGCGAGCGCCGCGTGGTGGTGCAGCCCATCGCCGTCAAGCAGGACGGCACGCGCGTCCCGACCGTCGAACGCCTGTGCGATCAGTACCTGCAAGCCCCGACCACCACGCCGATGTTCCGACCCGAGCAGCGAAGCGAGCTGTTCACCCAAGCCGTCGAGCCGACCCTGCAGCGGGAGCTGAAGCACAAGGGGGCCGCGAACGGTGATGGCAGTTATTCGGCGGAGTTGATCGGGTATGTCGAGATCGTGAATAAGACTGCCTGAAGCGGTCGCGCGACGAACTACGAAGAGGCGAAGACAAAGAACATGGCACGCATAGAAAACCACAAGTACAGCATCGAGGAAGCCTTCAGGGAATGCTTCTACATCATCCCCGACTACCAGCGCGAGTACGTCTGGACGGACAAGGAGGTGCATCAGCTGCTGGAGGACATCGGCGAACAGATCGATGCGGGCACAACACGGGAATACTTCATCGGCACGGTGCTGGTGTCGCCGACCGATCAGAAGAACCATTACGAGGTGATAGACGGCCAGCAGCGCCTGACCACCTTCTTCCTGCTGCTGTGCGCGCTCAAGCATCTGTTCCAGGGCGAGCCACAGCGCCAGATGATTTCCGGGCTGATCTCGACCAGCTATGTGGACAGCGACGGCGAGGTGCGCACCACCCTGAAGCTGGAACCGCGTTACGAGAGCGCAGGCGAAGTGATGGCCAAACTGGTCGAGCTGGATGCAGAGCCACAGACCGTGCGCGCTGGCATCCAGTCTGCTGGCATCACCAGCTTCGGGTCGCTAGAGAACTTGGTCAATGCTTACAGCACGCTGTACCGCTATCTAAAGGACAACTACGACGACACGGCCAAGCTGAAGAAGTATTGGGGCTATCTGGCCAACAACGTGGTGTTCATCCAGATCTCCACCGACGTCAGCAGCGCGTTGAAGATTTTCGAAACCATCAACGAGCGCGGCGTCGGTCTGAACCCGATGGACTTGCTGAAAAACCTGTTGTTCACGCAGGTCAAGCAGACCCAGTTCACTCAGCTCAAGGACGAGTGGAAGAAGATCACCAAGCCACTGGAGAAGGAGAAGGAAAAGCCGCTGCGCTTCTTGCGCTACTTCCTGATGGCCAACTACGTCATCAAGAACGAGCGCGGTGATGCGGTGGTGCGCGAGGACGAGATCTACGACTGGTTCATCGCCAAGGACAACGCGGCGCTCTGCGACTACGCAGGCAAACCCTTCGAGTTCGTCCGCAAGGTGATTCGCAACGTCGAGCACTACTTGGCCTTCGCCAACGGGCTGGGGAATGACGGCAAGCCCAGTCTGGCGATGGACAGCCTCAAGCGGCTGGCCGGTGGGGCGTTCAGCTTGCACTACGTCCTGCTGCTGGCAGCGGCGAACTTTCCGAAGCCGTTATTCGACCACTTCGTGGCGCAGCTTGAGAGCTTCCTCTTCTACTACATCTTCACCAAGACGCCGACCAAGGATCTGGAGCGGAGCTTCTCACAATGGGCCGACGAGCTGCGTGCGATTGCGGAGACAACTGATCCGGTGAAGCAGAAGGTTCAGCTCAACACCTTCGTCGCCGACCGTTTCGAGAAGAACATGGCGGGCAAGTCGCAGGAGCTCGCCGATGCCCTCAAGCGCTTCACGCTGTATTCGATGCAGCAGTACCGCACGCGCTACCTGCTGGCGCGGCTGACCCAGCACGTCGAGATGGCGTTCAGCGGCTTGAAGGCCCCAGGCAGTCTCGAGCCATTCACCAAGCTGGAAATCGAGCACATCCTGCCCGACAACCCGAAGGCGGAGCTGCGTGCCACGTGGGCAGCAGAGAACCCGAATGCGGTCTACGACGACTACAAGAATCGCCTCGGCAATCTGACCTTGCTGGAAAAACCAATCAATATCGTCGCGGGCAATGATTTCTACAAGGCTAAGCAGGCAGAGTACGGCAAGAGCGGAAACTACCTGACGCGCAGCCTGGTGGCGCTGACCGAGGTCGGACAGAACACATCGATTTCCCGGATCAACGCCAAGCTGGAGGCTTTTCCTGCGTGGAATGCCGCGTCCATCGAGAAGCGCCACGCGCTGCTCATCGCGCTGGCGCAGGAAGTCTGGAAGACGACGCCAATTGACGTCTGATGATGGGGTCTATCGATATGAGTAATGCATCAGCACCTGCGCCGATGTGCGATGACTGCAAGGCCTTGATTGGCGCGTCGAGAAGCACGAAGCCTCATGCAAATCTCGAGTACAAGGACGGCAGAAAGGTCTCGTCGATGATGGGCGCTGCCGATGAGGCGTACTACCGCTGCAAAGTGTGCGGCCACGAATGGCTGCACGAGACCGGATCTTGCGGCATGGGTTGGGTTGCATAGCTGTGGCGACTTGCGTGACGAGATCAACCCACAATGACGCCCCGTGAAGATTATGGACAGAATCGATATTGGCACCTGGGCAAACATCAGCGCTGAAGGTTGGAGCTCCCTCCTTCTGGGCAACGGCGCTAGCATCGCCATCCACAAGGAGTTTGCATACCCCACACTCCATGGCATTGCTGATGCAAAAGGACTGCTCGCCACCACTGCCCCAATATTCGCCAAGCTCGGGACAACCGATTTCGAGCATGTTCTGCTCGCGTGCTGGTATGCCGAGCACGTCAACGGGGCATTGGGGACGCCGTCGGCCGCCATCTCCGCAGCCTATGAGGAGGTCCGTACAGCACTGATCGAAGCTGTGCACAGTGTGCATCCGGTGCATGCCGATGTTGCCGCCGACCTGCAACTGGTCGGTGCGTTTGCGAGCGCGTTTCCCACTGTCGTCAGCCTGAACTACGACCTCACCTTGTACTGGGCCATGCTGCTGTTCAACGCGGCGAACGGGAGTTGGTTCAAGGACGCATTCCACAACGGGGAGTTCCAGACGGATTGGGAATATCTGCGGCGACCCTATGGGCACGCTGCAGGAGCAACATTGGTTTTCTACCCTCACGGCAGTCTTGCGGTTGCGCGTGACTACCTTGGTGATGAGACAAAGCTCGCTGTAGGCGCGGGAGCCGCAGGTGACTTGCTTGGCACCATAACCCGGAGGTGGGCGTCCGGGCACTATGTGCCCGTGTTTGTAAGCGAGGGAACCAGCAAGCAGAAAGTCGCCGCAATTCGTCGGAGCCACTACCTGACGAACGTGTACGAAGAGGTTTTGCCCAGCCTCGGAGAGCGTTTGGTCGTGTATGGCTGGAGCTTTGACGAAAGGGATCAGCACGTGCTCGATGCCATATCGGCAAATCCGCCGAAGCGAATGGCTGTCTCGGTGTTCACGGGGCAACCAGATGGAGATCAGCAGGCGTTCTGCCATCAGGTACTCAAGGCCATTGGCCGGTCCTTGCCTGGCACAGAGGTCACGTTCTTCGATTCGAGGAGCCCGGGTTGCTGGAACAATCCATGATGCGGTGCTGAACCCTACTGCTCGCTGGCAACCTTCATCTCCCTGACCCACGTTTGCAACGCCCTTAGCTGCTCGGCGTTCTCGTGACAGGTCTGGTAGTTGGCAGCAACGGTTCCGGCGACGGCAGAGAGCGCAACGCCCGCGGCGGCCGCATCAGCATCTCGGGCGGTCTCGGGCAGTTCACCGGCGGCGACAGCGTCGTGCAGGCGCACAAAGCCACGGTTGATAGTGCAAGCAGCATCGGCTTGAACGGGCACATAGACAGGGACCTCCTTGATGATGGTGTCGCCCTTCTCGCGGACGACGCGGACGCGGTCGACGTATTCGGTGACGACCTTGACGGTGGCTTGTGCCTGACGCTCGCGGATGGCGGCGGTTTGCAGGGTTTGTTGCTGGGCGGCGGCGTCCCACTGCGCTTGCACGTGGCCCGCGCCCTTGATCCAGCCGAAGCCAATCAGCGCAACAGCCAGAGCAGCGATGGCCAGCCAGCGGTAAGGCCACGGAATCAGGTTCATGGCGTTTCCCCGAGGCACTGGCGGTACTCGGCCTGCCGCCGCGTGGCCAACCCGCCGCACAGCTGCGCATTGGCGGGTAGCGCGCAGTCCTTACCCTGGAAGAAGCGCCAGCGCAGCAGTTCGGCGCAGGCCCCGGCGTAGTCCTCGGCGTTGAGTTTCCTGACCAGCGTGGATTGGCAGAACGCGCGGCTGCCAACGTTGTAGGAAAAGCTCACCAGCGCGTCGTACTCGTGCTGGGCCAGCGGCACGGTGACGCATTGCTTCAGTGCACCCTCGAACTGCTGCACGTCGGTGAGCGCCCGAGCCAGCGCTTTCGGCGGCGTAGTGGTGTCGCCCAGCTTCACTCCGGTGGTGGTACCGAAACCAATGGTTGGCACATCGCCCTTGACGGGGATCACTGCACGGTCGGTGTACCCCTCGTGCAGCACGATGCCGACTAGGGCTGCGGCGGACAGCGTCAGTCCGGCCACCGTTCTGCGCATCACCGGCGATGGTGGGCGGGTCATCGGTGCATCTCCGGCTGCGCCACGATGCGAGCAACGGTTGCGCAGATGCTGGCGGCAAAGGCCAGCAGCACAAACGCGCCGCGCGGCAGTACATTCCCGAACAGCGGCACCACCACTTCAGCCGCCGTGAAGGCAGCAGCCAGCAGCGAGAAGCGGATGCTCCAGGCCCGTCGCAACACGCGCCGCCAGTCGTCCAGAAGGCAGATCTTCGGCTTGGCGGTCATTGGATGCCTCCCATCAGTTTGAGTTTGATGGCGGCACCGACCAGCAGCGCGGCCAGGATGCCGGTGGTGACCACTTTGATGAAGGTTTGCCACGCGGTGCGCCGGGCATCGCGCCACGCATCCAGCAGATCACGCAGCTCGCGGATGTCGCGCGCCGCGTGGCCGTTTTCCAGGCCGAGATGGGCGAGGCAACGCTCGGCTCCGCGTTCGGCGGCACGGTCGAGCAGTTCGTCGAAGTCCTCCTTGCGCAGCAGGAGCATGTTTTCCACAAGATCTACCGGCGGCCGAGTCTGATCGTTGGCGATTTCGGTTTCCGAATTCATTGCTTTCTCTCCTCTGACCATGCTTCCCGTCGATCAGGGGGTGGCCAGACTGGTTTTGCACATCAGCTGCAACGCATGACGCCTGGACTGCGGTTCGATCACCGACTCGATGTCGTAGATCTGGCCGTCCCACAGCACCCGCATGACAGAAGTGACGCCGGGCCGGTACCGCATCCGAATACGCACCGTGGTTTGCGACTGCAACGCCTGCGCCGCAAAGAACTCGCGCCCCTGCAAGGGTTCAATCGAAGCCCACACAGTGGCCCAAGGCGACCAGGTGTAAATCACCTCGCCCCAGTCGTTTTGGGTCATTTCGTAGTTCTGGATCTCGATGCGGTGGCGCAACCGTCCTGCAGGCAGACTCAGCATCGCGGCACGCACCAGGGATCGAGCAAGGCGTCAGCAAAGCCTCGCGGCAACTCGACAGTGCTGCCAGCCACCAGGGCTTCGCGCTGTTCGTACCAGGTACCGATGCGCAGCAGCATCCATTGCCGGATGGATGTCGGCACCGCCTGCGCATTGCCGAATCCACAGACCACGGTCACGGTGGCGGCCTGCTGCGTGGTCAAGGTCGGGGGCCAGCGCCCATCCAACGTGTAGGGTGCATCACTGGCCAGGCTCTGGATTGGCAGCAAGCCCTCCAGAACGCCGCGCTCGCCCGCCGCCAGCTCCAGCTCCCAAGTCTGGGTGATCAGCCTTTGGCCCGTGAGGAACTCCACCTGCTCGCGGGCCGCGGTGATGAG